TTTCAGTCAAGCACCATTGTGCAGATTCCGAACCTACGTGCGGCGACTTCGTTTGAAAATTACTACATGAAAACCAAACGACCCGACACCAAACAGGCGTTCCAGCGCAATTTGCGCATGCTGAAGAGGCTTTACCAGCTGAGCTCGAAAACGATATCCGATCGCAGTGGCGTATCAGAGCGCATGGTCGACTACTTGCTGGCGGGCGAGCGAACGCCAAGCATTGAAGTTGCTGAGCAACTGGCACATGCGTTTGGACTCACCGGGTGGCACATGTTGCTCCCGCACCTGACGGCTGATCTCGCCAAGCACGACAAGCTGGATCAACTCATTGAAAACTACGGCGCATCAGGCGCTGACGGAAGGGACCATATCGATATGGTCGCCGCCCGCGAAGCAAAGTATTTGGCATAGGGCGCAGGAGACGACATGGGATTCAAGTTTCGCAAACGCATCAAGATCGCACCGGGCGTCCACGTCAACGTCAGCAAGCGCGGATTATCAGCCAATGTGGGGAAGAAGGGCGCGTCGGTTACAGTGGGAGGGGCGCGCGGAACCACAGCGAACGTTGGCATCCCAGGAACAGGGATTTCATATTCCGAAAAAATTGGCGGGGAAGCCGACAAAAAGGCACAAAACGCTCAGGCGCCCGTCGCAGGGTGGCTAATTATCATTGCCATCGTCATAGGCGCGACCATCCTACTCCTCTAGACGAGCGCCGCGCCGCCAACCCTTACCGTTCCTAACCCACCCAGCTCCGGGGTGCGCAGACTCGCGCGCAAACCGCACAATAGTGCTTGACACATTCCGCACTATTGTGCATTACTTGTCTCACGCGAATCATGCGCAGGGAGACAAACACATGCCCCACACGACCCACGCCCGAACCTCATGGGATCACTCGCATCACTGGCCAGTAGCCCACCGCAGCCAGTCCGACGCCGGCCTGCCCGAAGGCCCACTGCACGAGCGCGCCCCCGCCACTTACTGGCCGGATCTGCTCTTCGGCGTATTGATCGGCGCGCTGCTCATCGGCCCCACGCTGGCCGAGCTGTGGGGTGCGCTGTGAACGCCCCGAACCGCGTCCTCGAGTACGAGGCCGAGATCGCCACGGGCAGGCCCTTCAGCCTGGACCTGAGCGCCATCACCGATGGCGGCGGCGAGCTGATCGGCTATCGCCTCCACGAACCCCAAGGACCCACGTCGCGCCTGTACCTCTCGCGCGAGGACGCGCTGGATGCGTGGGTCAACCGCCAGATCGAATGGGAGTACTGAGCATGCGCTGCATCCGCACCACCACCCGCAGCGGCCCGATCTGGCGCATCGTCGCCGATGGGGTCACCTACTACGGCCGCAGCATCAGCGAGGCCGTGGCGCGCTACCAGGCGCACAGCCGCGCACGGCGCGGAGGTGCGGCATGAACAGGATGACACTGCAGGAGATCATCCAGCAGCTCCAGCATGCCCTGAAGCGCGCCGAAGAAGCCGCGAATCGCGGCGACGGTGCGCGTGGGTATATCGACGCCTACTCGATCCTGTCCACGCACGTCGAGATAGTGACCGGCGAGCTGATGATTCGTCACCGGACCATAGGAGGCGCGTCGTGAAGGCCGACGCCATCCTGCGTGCCGGCCTCGATACCCTGGTGGCGCGCGGCGTGAAGCGCGACCAGCCCGACGGCGAGCGATCCATGCCGCGCATCGTGCGCGTGTTCGAGGCGATCACCGGCATACGCCTGACCGAGCGCGAGGGGCTGCTGTTCATGGTCAGCATGAAGCTGGTCCGCGAAGGCCGCGGCGCACCGGATGCCGACGACTACATCGACCTGGCGAACTACGTCGCGCTGGGCGGCGAGGCCGCGCTGGCAACTGGTAAGGAATCCTTACCAGTTGCGGCCGCCACCGCCCACGCCGAGCTGCAAGACCTGCTGCGCCAGCGCTACGAGCAGCTGGGCACCGCATCGGTGTACGGCCTGCCCGACGGCACGCTGCGCTACAGGACTTTCTGCCGCGGCTGTGGCGGCACCGGCAACTGTGCGATCGATCCGGCCCATGACATCCGCTGCCCCGCCTGCCACGGCGAAGGCGTGCGCTACTGGATCGACTGCCCGGACTGCGGCCGCACCGGACTGATGCCCGGCAGCGGCGGCGACAGCGCGACGTTCTGCGCGAAGTGCCGCGGCAAGGGCGAACTGCCGGTCACCGGCGATTCGCGGCAGGTGGGCTGACATGACCGACGCCGACATCAAGCACCTGCTCTGGCTCGGAGTCGCCAGCGACGAGATCTGGTGCGCCATCGCCGAGCCCGGCCCGTGGACCCTGCAGACCGATCCGACCGACTGTCGAGGAGACGACCATGCCACAGCAGGAAGAGATGTTCGCCCCCGCCGATCTGGCGACGCTGGAAGCGCGCGCCCGCGCGAATGCCGAGCGCATCCGTCGGCGCTACCAGGAGCCCGAACGCCGCCCGTCACCGCGCGCGGACAACGTCGCCCGTGCGCACCTTGACACCATCCACCGCATCCTCGGCGAGGATCACCCCGCCGACGCCACACCCTGACAGGAGCCTGATATGCCAGTGATCAGCGGACAGGCCGCGAAGCCTCCGGTCATCGGCCCGATCACTCCCGTGCGCTGGCGCCCATGCACTGTGCCGGCCGCGCTTGGAACGGTCGCGCTGATCGCGCTGCAGGACAAGGACGATGGCTGCTGGTTCATGGCGGAAAGGATGTACGTGGCCAAGGACGACGGCTGGCGATGCGAGCTGTCCGACCTGCCGCTCGACTTCGCGGACGGCTACTGCTGGCTCCCCGAGCACGAGCTCCTGGCCGGACTGAGGGCGCCCACATGAGCCCACGCGGCCCCGTCGCCACCTGGCCTGCGGCGCTCGACGCGCTGCTGATCGAGCACTACCCGACCATGCCGATCGAGTCGCTGAGCTTCCTGCTGGGCCGCACGGTCAAGGCGCTAAAAGCACGCGCGTTCAAGCTGCGCCTGAAGCGTGACCCGGGCGCCGCGCGAGCCACGCGCCAGGCTGCCGGCAAAGCAGGCTACGCCGCTGCCGAGAAGCGCCGAGGCGGCGAGCCGGTGCTGCGCAAACCCACGCCACAGCCTCCACCGCCGCCCACGCGCCCCGACCTGCGCGAGACCGGCCCCGACGCGCTGGCCTACCACAAGCGCCGCCAGCGCGCCGCCGCCGAGGCCCTGATAGCGCATGGCGTGGACGAGCACAGCGCCGCGCTGGCAGCGCACGCGATCGCCACCGGGCGGGTGCCGGGTGTTGGGTTCCTGCGATGAAAGGATTGTGCGTGGGGCTGTCCCGCGGACGAGGATGGAGTGGCACGGTAAATTTTTCAATGAGAGGTAACGGCGACATGAACAAAAGCACAGCGATGCAAAGGATCAGTTCAATCCAGGGTTTTGCACGGCAATTTCCAGAGGCTCATGTGGAAATGATTACTCCGGAGCTTGCGAAGGAAATGCTCCAAACGAGCGTGGGGAACCGACGGATGCGCGGCTGGTATGTGGCGTTACTGGCCGCAGCAATGCGCCGCGGTGAGTGGCGCGTGACGAGCAACGGCATCGGGTTTGATGTTAACGGAAGACTCAAAGACGCTCATCATCGGCTAAATGCATGCGTGCAGGCTGGCGTTGCGTTTCCGTCGGTTGTGGTCTTCGGCATGCGAGAAGACGCCTACGAGGTAATAGATACTGGAATTCTCAGGAGCTATGCCGACCGACTCGACATGCCGGCAAATGTGGCGGATGCGCTGCGTCTTGGGTGCGTAATTGCATTAAGTACTACGAAGCCGACGATTGATGAAATGAGGCCGATTATTGATAGCGGTCTGGGTGACGCGCTCAGCGCGATCGTTGAGTTTTGCGGAACCAAACGCAGATATTACTCATCGGCACCGATGAAGCTGGCGGCAGCGATCACGGTGATGAACGGCGGCTCCGCTGATTTTGTCCTATCGCAATACCGCGCCCTTTGTACGCTTGATTTCGATGAGATGAGCAAATCGGCACATTCCTTAGTGCGCCAGGTTGATTCAGGGATGACGCTGGCGACTAACACACGCGACGTGCTGGCTCGCGGGTTCCGCGTGTTCGACAAGTCTTGCAAAGATATGAGCAAAATTCAGATCAATGAAGTCCATCTGGATAAGGCATATGAGTTTGTGCGATATAGCCTCCGGAACCGCGCCTCGAAGGTTAGCGGCTAGATGAACCGCCGCCCCTGGACCGACGCCGAGCGCGACCTGCTGCGCGCCCACTACGCCGACACGCCCACCGTCGAGCTGGCCGCGCGCATCGGCCGCAGCGTCAAGACCGTGTACTCCGTCGCCTACAAGCTCGGCCTGCGCAAGAGCGGCACCTACTTCGCCGCCGGACTGGGCGGACGCGCCGGTGACGGCCGCGGCACCGCCACACGCTTCCAGCCCGGGCACACCACCTGGAACAAGGGCCAGCGCTATATCGCCGGTGGCCGCAGCGCCGAAACGCGCTTCAAGCCGGGGCAGATCCCGCACACATGGAAACCCGTCGGCACCTACCGCGTGCGCCAGGACGTGAACGGGGGCTACCTCGAACAGAAGATGACCGACACCGGCTGCACCCGCCGCGACTGGATCGCGGTGCACCGCATGGTATGGGAGGCCGCGCACGGCCCGATCCCGCCGGGCCACATCGTGGCTTTCCTCCCCGGGCGCAAAAGCATCGTGCTGGAGGAGATCACCCTGGACGGCCTGGAACTGGTGAGCCGCCAGGAGATGATCCGCCGCAACACCATCCACCGCTACCCGCTCGAGATCAAACAGAACATGCGCCTGCTGGGCCGCGTGAAAAGTGCAATTGCGAAGAAGGAATCCGCCCGATGAGCGACCGGATGAGCATGGATGATCTGCGCGATCACCTCGACTGGCTGATGAAGCGCCTGCGCGATCCCGACGACAAGGAGCTCGACCTCGACCGCGCAAAGCTGCTGATCGAGGCCGGCCAGACCGTCATCAACAGCGCGAAGGTCGAAGTCGACTTCATGCGCGTGACCGGCCAGATGTCCGGCACGGGATTCATCCCGGTGGCCGAGCAGCCGATGGCGCTGCCGGGAGGTGATGCATGAGCGCCCAACTGGCGATGTCCGGCGACGACTGGCTCAGCGACCGCGATCGCAAGGCCCAGGCGCGCGCCGAGGCAAGGCGCACCGCCGCCGCGCGAAAGTGCGCCCGCAAGCTCGACGAGGCACGCGAGGCGCTGAATGAATTCTTGCTGGCCTGCATCGACTGCGGCCACGTCGAAGCCACGCGCCTCGACGACAGCCGCCGCAAGCTGATGGGCGACATGAGCGAGTACAGCCTGTGGCTCGATTCCGTCTACAACAAGGAGCGCCGATGAACATCCTGCACCTCGAGGTGAACGACGCCGGCGGCTGGCGGCGGGTGATGAGCTTTGCGGACGGGGTGGTCACGCGCCGGGCCGTCATGAGCAACGCGGAGTACCTGCTGGAATGCTCCGACAGCCCCCGAATCCGCGCCCGCATCATCGCGCCCGGCACGACGGCGCCGCTGATGACCTGGACGGCGGCGGATGGGTGGAAGGAGTGGAGATCATGAGCGCCATCACCTGGACGAAGTGCAGCGACGGGCTGCCGGACGGCGAGATCGCCGTCCTGCTCGCGTTCGACGACCGCGAGGTATGGACGGGCTTTCGTGACGGCGACGACTGGCGCTACGTGAGCACGGATCTGATCGAGGCGGTCGGCGTGACCCACTGGGCACATCTGCCGGCGCATCCGGAGGACGCATGATAACCGACGACCACATCAAGTGCTGGAAGATCAACTACGGCCTAGACAATAAGAGTCCAGCCGACGCCATGCGTTGGTGGAACGACAACAACAACGGCATGGCCCCGGCTGGCGCAGTGGCTGCGCTGGGGTTGTGCCTGGAGGAGATGGAACGTATGCGCGCCACCATCGAAAGGCTGCGGGAGTATGCGAGGCACACGCCCGCCTGCTACTGGTGGTCAGGCACGATTAATCAGCCGCATCCCTGCGACTGCGGCTACGACGAGCTGCTCGCCGCGCTGGAGGAAACGAAATGACCGCAAAGCAAACCCCTCTCGTTGACATTCTCCGGCTTCATGCCGAAGACCTTTACAGTGATTACGGACACAACAAATCCGCACGCCTGCTATCACAAGCGGCGGATGAAATCGAACGCCTGCGAAGCAATTCATTGGCACTGGAGGATGAGAAAAACGACTACATGGATGGCGTAGGCGATGTGCTGAGACAAGACCACGACGGCGAGACGCTATGGGCCGCTGCGCAGCGCGTCATGTCTGAATGTGATCGACTGCGCGCCGAGCTTGCGGAGTGCATAGTGGCACTTGAAAAAATCGCCAACCCGATCAGCGCGATGAAGCGTGCGCTGCCGGTTGGGGCAACGCTAAACGGGGCGATGGCGACAACACTATCCAACGACCCGAACTATCTGAAGGAAATAGCAAAAGCCGCACTAGCTGCCCGCAAGGGCGAGGAGGAGGGAGATGGCCATGCCGCGCGCTGACATTGCGCTTGTAGCGGCGCCCGTCGAAGGTCTTGGCCTCCTCGTGTACGATCACGCCCGCGCGCTTGATGCGGATGCGCGCGGTGTAGCCCACGCTGCCGTCCTTGCGCTTGCGGGTCTGGATGGTCGCCATGCTCGCCCCCGGTGGCACACGCCGCCGTGTGGCACGGGATGTGGCACTGGCAGCGGGTCAAAGTGGGCGCAGGATGGCAAAGGCGGGGAAAGCTGGAAAGAGGCGCGAGGCAGGAAGTGCAGGCGGGACGGGAACTTAGCGCAGAATCAACGGCTTACGGGAGCCACAGATTCTGCGTGGCACCGATGATGGATCGGCGCTACACAGAGGATATTGACCGGGAATTTGCGGGCGATTTGAGCAGGCGACACTAGGGCGTGTGCCACTCTTGTGCCACTGGCCCGCTAAGAGTCAGGGAATGCTTCATCCGCCGGCGTATAGGCCGCCGCATACCGACAAGTGCCATTGGTTATTCTTATCTCCTCCATGTGGCCGGAGTAGTACCCAGAGTCGTTATAAAACTTCCCGAATGTAAGATATGGCGTCCCCAACACGAGTTGGATAGCGGCCAACGACGACGTCGAGTCCACAAGTGCGCCATCGACAAAAAGCCTCCACGTAGCCCCGTTGCGGGTAACTGCAATCCGATACCAGGTGCCGGTGGACAGCGCCGACACGGCCGACAAAGAGACCTCCCAGCCACTCGTGTTATCGTCGCCGGCCTGAAAGTACAGCGTCGAGTTGTCTTGATAAAGCGTCCAACCGTGCGCAGAAAACGCCGACCGATACTCCGCGATGCATCTGTAGCCAGACACGCTTGCCGGGCGGATGGCCACCTCGACCGTGAAGTTGTTGGCCCCGAGCGCAAGCGGCACTGTATCTGCATACCGGATGAAAGCGGACGACCCGTCAAACGACAGGCTGGCCCCGCCGAACAGGCTCTGCGCGGTGCTGATCTGCGCGGACCCGCCGACCGTCGGCGAATAGCCGTTGGTCGAGTTGTCGGTGATCGTCGTGCTGCCGTTGGTGCCGTCGCCGTGCAGAAGCAACGCCACGTCACCGAAGTCGGGATCGCCTGCCGCGTCGCCCGCGGCCATCAATAGGGCCTGCTGTATCGCGCTCATCAGGTCAGCCCCGCGCCGCTGATGATCCAGCTTGTCGAGGCCACCTTGATCGCGGTCGCCACCCCGTTCTGCGCCAGGCTGCGCGTGCCGGTCGTCGTGCTGCCGGCGAGCGTCAGGGTGTCGGTCGTGATCGCGATGCTCACCACCTGCGAGGTCTGGTTCACGAACGTGATCGTGGTCCCCACCGGGAAGGCGACGCTCGCGTTCGCCGGGATGGTGAAGATCCGCGCGTTCGCGTCGGCGGCGGGATGCAGGATGTGCTTACCGGCGTCGGCGGCGACGCAGGTGTAATCCGCGCTGTTGCTGTTCTGCGGGATGCCGCGGAATCCTGCCAGCGTCGCCGTGAGCCCGTCACCCTGGAGGATGGCGGCGGCCTGCGCTGCGGTTAGGTCCTCCGGGTTGCCGGCGCCCGCAGTGGTGCGGCCCTTGATCGTCGCGGTGGCGACTTCGGCCAACTTGACATTCGTGACCGAGTCATCCGCCAGGGTGAACGCCTCCGCGGCGACCATGCGGTTCGCGAGTTGGTCGAGCGCGTCATCGACGTTGCCGGGGTCGGTGTCGGCGTCCCAATCGGTTGCATCGGCGGGCGTGTAGGTCACGTCCGCGGCGTCGATGGCAGCGAGCAACTGATCTGCCGTGGCGTAGACGCTCTCCCACGCGGTGATGGTGACGGATTCCCCCGCCGCGTCGTCGACGATCACGTCGCCGTCGGTGCCGCCGATGGTCAGTTTGCTCGCCGTGACCGCGGTCACCACCGCATCGGTGATGTTGTTCGCGGCGTTGCCGATGAACCCGGAGACGCGCACGTGCATGCCTACGGTGAACCCGGCGGATACGAATCCGCTTCCCGAGTCGTTGTAGCTGTTGTCCGCGGCCGCTGCGCTGATCGTCGCGGCGGTAATCGTCACCGTCGCCGATAGCTTCTGGATCTCGATCAACTCGGTGCCGGCGAGCGAGCCGGCGGCGGTCAGTTGCCCTATTGATTTGCCCATGTGTTACCCCGTGGTGTCGCGGATGGCGCCGGCGGCGGTCTCGCGCGGGTCGCCACTTACGACGATGCGCGCCAGGTCGGCGATGAAGGTGAAGGTGCGCACCTGGCGCTGCCAGCTCGCGTAGCCGTCGCGCGCGGCTTCAAGCTCAAGACGTAGAACGCCGCTCGAGGTGACGGTCGGCGACCAGCTCGTGCCGGTCATGCCGCTCGAGCTGGCGATCAGGGCGTCGGTGGCGTCGTCGTAGATCAATCCGTTGTAGGTGGTCCCGACCTCGGGCCCGTAATCGGTCGCGTCGTACTGCGAGACCAGCGTGAGCCCCTGAACCAGCCGGTCGCGGTGCGCCCAAGTCACGGTGAGCGCGCCCTCGAGCAACTCGGGGTGAGCCTCGCCGTTGATCTCGATGTTTCCGGGCGGGTACGGGCGCACCTGGCGCGAGCCGAGCGTGATGCTCGCGGCAGTCGCGGCGGTGATGTCGAGCAGGCCGGCGCCGGTGGCGGTCTGCGCCTTCACGTCGACGGCGTCGGCGGCGGCGAACTCATCCGGGATGCGCGGCCAGTCCAACGCGCTCGCGTCCAGGAACCACACGCGCGTGCCCGCCGCGTGCAGCTGCGGCGTGGTGTCCATCCGTGCGCGCAGGATGCTGATTTCGGCGAGCGTGGCGTCGACGACGGCGACGTAGCACAGCTCGGCCGCGGTGCCGGTGCCGATCACCACGATCCAGCCGGGTTCTACCAGGTCGAGGTCGACCGGTGCCGTAAGGTCAATGTCGGAATCCGCCGACCGGTCGAGCGCCGCGGTCAGTGTGGCGGTCGGGGCGAAGGCCGCGCCCGTCAGCGTTTCGGCGTAGGCGTTGGGGCTGATCCGCGCCCAGGCGTTGTACTCGGTCGACAGTGCCGTCGGCTTGCCGATCAGCGGGACCACGTACCCGGCGCCTGGCGCCTGGGCTGCGGTTTCGGCTGCGCCCAGATCGCCGAGCAGCTGCCAGTAGGGTGCTTCCATCACGTCTTGCGCGATGGCCGCGGCGGGCGCGGTATCGGGTGCGGTCCACCCGCCGCCCGGGTCGGCGACGTCGGTTAGCACATCGTCCAGGCTGAAAATGTCCTGCATCACCGTCACGGTGATCTCGCCATCGGTCAGCGTGCCGAGGTCTATGTCGATCACCCGTACAACAAGCTCGTCAATGCCCTCTGCGCCGTGAGAGAACCGGAACACTTCGCCAGGCAGCTTGTCCCAGGCGTTGCGGTTGACCTTCAGCTTTCCGCGGCTGAGATTGCTCGAGCGCTGCATGCACTCGCGCTTGGCCACGCGAAGGGCGAGAGTGTGGTACGTGATGCCGGGGAATGCGATCGTCTGGTGGCTTACGCCCTGCTCCTGCACGCTGGCGCGGTTGACCCATGTCGCCGTGCCCTTGCTACCGTCGCGCTTGCGGTATTCGACCGTAACCTCGTTGACCGATTCTCCGTCGGCGGCGTCCTGCCATTCGACGACCTCGATCACATCCGATTCCGTGAGCACGTCGAGATAGTCGACGTTGTAGCCGTCACGCAGCGGCACCAGCTTCGTCAGGCCGGTGCTCGGGTCCAGGGTGAGGACCGCGCCCGCATGACGGCACACTTCCGCCACGAAATCGAAGATCGGGCCTTCGTTCCGCCATTGGAAACTGAGCCCGCATCCCTCCGTATAGAAGGTCAGGGCTGCCGCCCGGAAGTTTGCGTCGTCGAGCGTCGCGCTTGGCTCACCGGCACCCTGGTCCGTGCTCGTGAGGGCTTTGTAGATGATGTGCGCGGGGTTCATGTCCCATCCGTCGCCACCATTGCACGTGCCGGCGTGGTACAGGGCCGCGATGTCCTCAGCGCTCATGACGCCAAGGTGCAGAAATGCCTCGTCGAGGCGCCCATAAAGGCGGTCTTCTCCAGCGATCATCGTGTAGCGTGCGCCGAACCCGATCCGTGGATTAGTCCCCGTCGAATCCCACCCGATGGCCGCGCCGCTTCCGCTTTCATAGGACAAAGCGACGCGCTCACCGTCGCAGTAGAGCTTGATCTTGTCCGTCAGGGCGATGGCGTCCCACGCGAGCACAAAAAAGTGCCGGTCCGTCAGCCCGACGATACCCGGCGCGCTCTGAAACGACTGTCGGTTTGTATGCACGTTGCCCAGCCCGTCGCCCCACTGAAGGTATAGCGACCCGTCCGCATTAACGGTGAGCCAGATGCCCTGGTAAAGCGCGCTGGGGCCGTCCGCGTTCGTGCCGAACACGTCGTAGCGCAGGGCAACGTCGGATTGCACCCAGACTCCGATGGTGAACGACTCGGTGCCGTCCAGGAAATAGGGCACGGTCAGCGCGCCATTTACCGTTTCCGCATACTCGGTGAACTGTACGGCAGCGTCGTCGCCAGTTGCGCACGTCAGCCCTTCCGCGCCGCCAATCACGGTGTCATAGCCGTAGTATTGCGCCGCCTCGCGCTTGATCGCGAGAGCACCCGCGTTGCCGACCGAGGCCTCCGTGTCGCCGTCGGCTGCAAATGCCGTGTTGAGTTTCCACCAGTAATCAAGGCCCGCGCCATCGTTAACTGTGGCGACCAGCGCGTCATACTCCGCGGATCCCAGCTCACGGTCGGGCACGATGGCTGTCTCTGGATACCAGCACGCGCCGTCCTCCCACCCCGCGGTGATGCAGCGCACGGTCGGCAGCAGGGGCTTGATGTATGTCGAGTTAGCCACCCACGACGGTTTGCGCCCGACGAGGGTCAGCGAATCGCGAAAGGCGCTCAGCGGCGCGCCGAGCTGCGCGAGCAGGTAGTCGTTCACGGCCTGCGTCGGCTCGCCGAAGCACACGTCGAAGTCGCCGTCGATCCCGCCCTCCGCGTCGCGCCCGCCGAACAGGTTGGGCAGGTTGATGCTGATCTGGCCGCTGGCGGTCACTTCGGTGATGCCGCAATCCTTGCCGCCGTATTCGAGCGCGACCAGGGCGTCGACGGGGCTGATGCAGAACTCCTGTTGCGTGCCCATGCGGTAGATGCGCGTCTTGACCTTGTCCTTGGTCTTGGTGCGCACCTCGAGGTCGCCGTACCAGATGAAGTTCGGGTCGGTGATCTTGTAGGTGCCGAAAATCCACGGGATCGCACGGCCTTCCTCGGCGGTCGGCAGGTCGAAGTCCGCCAGGGTCGGGGCTTTTTGCTTTGGCGGTTTCGGGGCGAGCGCGACCGCGATCAGCGATCCGACGATCATCACGGCCAGGTAGGCGAGGAATTCCATCAGCTGAAGGCGCTCTCGGTGACGGGGTTTTTCTCGGGGATGTGCAGGCGCCCGCCGTAGTTCGCGCTGTTGGCGAAAACGCCATGACACGTCGCCATCGTCCAGTCGCAGCCGGGGTAGATGGTCACGGCATCGCTCACCGCGGCGCCGTAGAGGGCAATATCGAGCGTTAAAGCGGTGCCAGTCGCCTCGACGATGTAGGCGACGTCCGTGATCCCGCCGCTCACCCGCTCGACGATGCCGCCGGTGTAGGGCATGCCCGACTCGACGGCGGCGACGGTCAGCACGTTGCCGCTGATCGTGGCGATGGTGGTCGCGTAGCCCCAGTCCGATTGAGTCAGCCGGCAGCGCGGCCCGTAGAGGGTGTGCTGGCAGTTGCGCCCGCACTTGCGGGTCAGCCCGTTGCGCTGGTAACTCACGCTGCGCGGCTCGCAGATCAGCTCGCGCATGCCGGTGCGCGTGCGCTTGGCCATGAGCACGCGCCCGCCGGGCCATACGGCGGCAAGGTCGCTCGCGTCGGCGCGGTGGTAGCGCTGCATGGTCACGCCGATGATGCCGGTGCGCGGGCGCAGGTGTACCAGCTCGGCTATCGGGAAGTCGCGCGCCACGGTCAGGCGCAGGCTCGCGCGGCCCTGTTCGGTTGTGACCACGACCTCGGCGCGCTTGATGCCACCGGGCCAGGTCGAATACGTGTAGCCGCCCACGGTCACGGCCTCATCGTGGCTGGTGTAGCGACTGATCACCACGCCGCCGCGCGTGAAGGTGTAGAGCTCGATCGGCTCGCCGTTCTGGTGGCTGGTCTCGTGGGCCTCATAGGTCATTGCGGATGCCTCGCACGGTGAACACGGCCTCGGCGACGTCCCAGCGGTGCCAGGCGATTTCGACGGCGTCGGTATCCAGCCGCGCCAGGTGCATGAAGCTGATCGCGTAGATGCTCGCGGGGCTCACGCTCGCGCCGA